GCGCCGCTGGATGATGTTGTTGCGCTCCAGCAGTACGCCTTCCCACACATCCGCATTGCCCGACCATATCAGCGCGTTCTTCAGTTCCGTCTCGGCCTCTACAAGCTGCTTGGCCTGCATCACCGTTTCTAGCGCCTGCGCTGTATCCGACTTGAACTTCTTGGGGTTGTTTGCCGCCTGCTGAACAATGTCCTTGGCTTCAAAAAACTTGCTCAGGTCTGCCGCAATACCCTGTACATCCTTGCCCAGCTTGATGGCTGCTTGGATTCCCTTTACCGCTGCCTGAGCGGCTGTAAACGCGGTAAAGGGGTCTATCATTTTTTGTCCATCACTACCCAGCGGCAGATACGTCCGTCTTTGTCAACAAACTCGTTTGCGCTTGGCTTGTCATCTTTTTTAGGTATGCGGCAGACCAACACCGTTTTTGTTTCGGTATTGGGCCACGGGTTTTCAGCAGAGACAATCTGGTCAATCACACAGTTACTCAGCCGGTTGTGGTGTGTTGCCTTCAGCAAGCCATTTCAAGTATTGCTGGTAGTCGGTGTTGGCGGGGTCAAATGGGATGCTGGTGTTATCTGCAATACGCAGAACAACATTTACTGCGCCAAGTGAATTGCTAATTAGTTTGTACATTTACAACTCCGCAGAAAAAATTAAATAGTCAGATGTAGAGCCAAAATTCAGATTTGTTGTAACGGTTGGTGTAAGTCCATGACTTGTTTTTGTCATCCTAACAAATGGCATTTGCGCAGTTGCACTAGCAATAGTAACTGTCCATCCCGTAGTAGCGCCCCCATTAGATTTTACTATTGGAGCTCCAAATACAGTCAGGCTCGGCGTTGTCCGCATCAACACAGGGCACATTACAGGCCCAAAGATAATTTCGTTTCCATCTGCATAAAGTCCGGGGCCAGCGCCAAAAATATCTGAGGCAAGCCCACCGTATTTCCACGCATACCGCTGGCACAAAAACAACTCAGTCCCATACGGGCGGTAATCAAACGATGTGGCTGTGCTGCCTTTTTCTAGCTGTACGCCTGTGATGTAGAACGTGGCTCCGTTTGTGCCAATAATATTAACACCGCCTGTTACACCATCATAATATGTTGAACCCCATGAACCAGCAGTTCCTTTATAAGTTGTTCCAACACCTAAATCAAAAATAAGTTTTATTCCAAGACCGTTAGTTGTAAGCCATGTCCCTGATGTATCACCAACGATAGTAATAGAAATAGTAGTCCAAGTATTTGCTGTTGGAATTGAATAGCTAAATACATAGATTCTATTAGCAGCACTATTAGTTAACGCACCACCAAATGTGCCAGTCAACGAACTATAAACTTGGAACGATAAAGTAATTGTTTTAGCGTTAGCTGTTCCCCATGCTAAATCTGAAACATTCAAACCTTCAATTCTTTGTTGAAGAACATATTCATCCGTAGCAGCAGGAGTAGTGGCTGCTAAAGAAGTAATACCTAAATAATTAATAAAACCTACTGGTGGTGTTACAGAACCAGCATTTTGTTGAATGGAAAATTTAGATGCACTTGTTCCATATGTTAACCACCTATCTAAAGAATATGTTACAGATGCTGCTAAATTTGTTGTAGAGGCCCCCGCATTCCGCTGGTCAATCACCATCGCGCCGTTGATGATGCGGTTCTTGAAGCTCGTAACCGAGGTGACAAACTCCCCAGTTGTGCTGGTAGTAGGGGTCGTGATGCCCGTTGTGCCGTCTAGTGTGATGGTCATGGTTACAGTCCCAATGCGGTTTTAAGTTTTGCCAATTCTGTGGGGTTGGCAAGAATCCTATCCGCCAAAGACAATGGCGCAGTTTCCACAGATGTTGGTTGGGGCACAAGCGCGGTAGCTTCTGCGTCAGTAATCTGAACACAGCCAACGGGCAAGTAATTTTCATGTTCCGTGGAATCAAGAAAGTGAACTGAGTTATCAGGGGCTTTATAGTGTGGCATGGTTTACCTTAATTCAGTTGCGGAAACAAAACTACCATTTGTTGTAAAAACATAAGATGCACTAGGCGGCACAACTGCGGAAGCAATAAATTGCAATCCCGCTGTAGAACTACCGGGGCTAAAAGTTGGCAATGTGAAACCAGCAATAACAAAAATTCCTGTCAATGACGCGCCACCACTAAATGCGTAGTAAGTAGTTATAGGTCTACCAGTTGTATTGTAGTAAGTTGTTCCATTAGACCTACTGACATTTTGATACGTTTGGCCGTACCCAATTGAACCCATTGAATTTAATGCGTTACCGCCGTAACCTTGGATGGTAGATGGCGCAGTTGCCCATGTACCAGCAGTTGCTTGCGTGGACTCAATATATCCAATAACGCGAAATGCAAGTGATGTACGCGCTGTAGTTGAATAAATAGTGCTTGCTGAATTTGACCCGCCAGCAATTGCGCTAGTGCTTATCAGCGTGGTTTCATCAAGATTATTTGAACCAGCAATGTTTACCACTGCCAATTCAATTGTCCCTGCGTTGTTAATAGCAAGCACAATCAAACGAGATTGCTCACCGGATACAGTACCAAGAGTCGCGGTGCTAGGAACAACCAAATTCGATGGTGTTCCCGATATTGTAGTAACGGTTCCGCTGCCCAACGTAGTAGACCGAAAATCCAATGAAAGCGCAGATGCTGAAATGGTCAGCGCACTAGCTGAAGCCGATGCAGAGATTGAAAATATTTTTGAAAACGCATTTGCAAACGTGACGTTTTGGCTTGCGTCAATGCTGATTGCAGTCGTTCCTGCCGTTTGCAGGGCAAGGACTCCCGAGGCATCTGCGGTCGCTACCAGACCTCCAGAGCCAGAATTTGATGCGTTGAGCGTTGTGGTCATGGGTTAGCCTTTCGGGTACTTGTCTTTGACGGCTTGGATGACGGTCTTCCATGCATCCATACCGCCGTGGTAAAGCAAGTCAAGTTGGTCAGTAATGGGCGGGTATTCAGCAGCGCGTTTGTATTTGTATGCGTTGGGGTCTACCCAAGCAGCAACTGCGGCAAAGTCAATTTCTACCTTGTTGCCGTCTTTGTCAAATGCTTCATCTTCCACAGTCTTAACAACTTGTGAGTAAAGTGTATAAACAGCTTGTGCATTCATGCCGCCACCTCATAAATTACTATAGAAGACGCTGAAACCCCACCATAAATTCGACCGCCGCCACGCCCGTTAACCGTTAATGTGCCAGCAGCATCGCTACCCGCACGAACCCTAAAAGTTGTAGATGATGTCGTTCCAGATGTCATTGTGTGTGTGAATACCATTGGAAAAGATGACCCAGCCCCCCATGCGCCATTAAATTGAGCCGCAAGAGCATTTGCTGTAGAGTCTTGAAATAGTGCTGTGGTGTATGTGTTTGAATTATTTTTATCTAACTGAAGACACACAGTAATAACTAATTTGTTAGTTGCACTTGTTGGCGTAATTGCCAAAGTCATAAACTCAGTACCCTCAGTTATTTGAGGAATTGTGTCATCAAGTGGAATTGTTCCTGTTCCTGTCGCAACTGCACCAGTATTGTATGTAGCAACTTGAACTATGCTTCCTGCTGGCAAAGATGCAGCAGCAATACCCTTGGCTGCTGTTGTGAGCGTTCCAGCAAAGGTGGCGTTCTGTGCGGTGCTGAGTGTTAGCGCAGTCGTGCCGTTGTTGGTCTGCAATACCAACGCGCCTGTGGTGTCTGCTGTGCAGACCAGCGCGGTGCTGGATGTGGTTCCAGCGCTTATAGATGATGCCATGATTTATCCTTAAAACACGAGCCAGCGTTGACCGCTGGAAACCGTAACAGACTGCCCCGATGCCACGGTGACAGGCCCAACAGACATGGCGTTGTAGCCCGTGCCGATAGTGTAGCTGGCAGCCACCGTTGTAGCGTTCAGCAGGAGGCCGTTGCTTGCCGTGACCTCAGACGCTTGCAGTTCGCCCGTAGACGGCTTGTACAGGAACTTGGCGTTGCTGGTGTAAACCGTAGTGGCAGAGCCAGATGTGGCGGCTGCAAACAGCGGGTACTCAAAGCTGGCAGTCGAGGTGTCGTTGCTAAGAGTTGCACCGCCAACGCCTGCCCACGCAGGAGTCGCTCCGCTGTAGCCCTCAAACTGGTTGGTCGTGGTGTTGTAGCGCAACATGCCCGTGACGGGGCTCCCCGGCTGCTGCCCAGTTGTACCCTTGCTGAGTGTCACCGCGCCAGTGGATGTAAACGACGAGTCTGCGGTGGCTGTTAGGGTGGTGCAATTCAGGGTGGTGAACACACCGGGGCCGGAGATGTTGGCTACCTTTACAAAGTCCGTGCCGTTCCAAGCGCAGACAGCTTTTTCGCCTTGGACAATGGTCACTCCGGTGGTAGGGCCTACGCCGCGCAGAACGATGCTCTGGGTGCTTGAGCTTGCGTTGATGACAATGTACGCCTTGGACTGAGCCGGGGCGGTGATGTTGCGAGTAACCGTGCCCCCTGCTGTCCACAACAGGATAGCTTCGCGGGAAGTGTTGGCGGCTCCAGTGGTCGTTGTTAGAGTTACGTCAGCATCAGAACTGATTGTGGTCGTGCCCGCAATGGCTGAGTCCAACAGCGATGTGATGGAGTTGTTTACCGTATCGCCCCATGTGCCCGACAGTTCTCCAGTGACCGGAAGAGCCAGACCCAATAGGGAGGTGTATGCAGTAGTCATGTGTTACCTCAAGTTACTATTTCCGTCCAATCAGCGGTCTGGGTATTGCTGATTGTGCCCCAGTTTGCTGTTTGCGAACTACCTATATTTTGCCAGTTTGCAGTCTGCATGTCGTCAATCAACTTCCAGTAAACAGCGATAACAACACCGATGTCTCCTTGAGCGTAATTGCCTGTCAGAGCAAAGCTTCTTGGCCCTAAATTAACCGTACCAACCGCGCCGCTGGCTGCGTTGCCAGACAGCGAAATATTTATTACAGGCCCAACCGCTCCAATTTCACCAACCGCCGTATCCGGTAACAACGGGACAATAACTTGGCCCAGCGCCCCAATAGCCCCAACGCCGGTCAAAGCCTCGGCATTGGTTACCGCAACCGTTCCGACTGCCCCGTTGGCTGCATTGCCGGTCAAAGCAAAGGACGCATCCCTTGATACGGTTCCTACCGCACCAGCAGCCTCATCGCCCGTCAGGGCAAAAGAGGTCTCCCCTCTGGAGATTGTCCCAACACTACCTGTAGCCAAGACACCAGACAAGTCAAAAGACTTACCTTGGGTAACCGTACCAACCTCGCCTGAAGCCGCTACGCCGCTCAATGCAACCGTGATGACCGGCCCAACCGCACCTACAAAACCATTCGCCGCATCCCCGGTCTCCGCTGCGGACTGACTTGGAGTGACTGTGCCTACCGAACCTGTGGCTGAATTGCCGGTGAGGGCAATCGTAATTCCCGGAGTCGCCGTTCCCACGGCCCCCGAGGCGGCATCCCCCGTTGCTTCAAGAGTACCGCCCCAGCCGTTAGCGCCCCAAGTACTGTCGCCCCAGCCGAGAGACACAGCCTATCCTTACGTTGTAGCCAGCCGCAGCAAGCCAGTGGTCGTGGTGTTGGAAGGCATAGTCAATGTGAACGTGCCCGCCGTGATGGTCTGGTCACCGAACGTGTAAACAGCCACAGCCTTGTTGCTCTGCGTAGAGTTGTAGACCAAGACCGCGTTGAACGCCGTAGTGATGGTCAGTGCAGACCAAGAGAAGCTTGCCGTAGGAGTCCAGTACGCCACACCAGCCGTTGCTGAACTGTTCGTAGCGATTGGAGCCGTGCCGTTGGTCACCGTGACACCGCCAGCCGTGTAGCCAGAACCGGATGTATTGGTCACTTCACCAGTGGTGGAGTAGGCAGTAGTAGCTGCATTGATGGTCGCGGAGGTGAAGTACAGCGCTGCTTTAAACGTGTCAGCAGTGGTAGCTGCACGGATAGGCGCAGTGCCAAAATTGTGCGTAGCAGTCATCAGTTCCCCCATGAAAGAGGTACACATAGAGGCGGTATTTGCCATAATTAGTCCTTAAAAAGTACCGGTTTCGCCGCCAAATGCGGGCATTTTCTTCAGCGTCACATGCACTGACCGGTGAACCAACTCACCATCTAGCCAATACTCTGTCCACGTAGTCGCTTCATTGTCGTTGTCAACCGTGCCGGTACGATGCTCCAGCAGGGAGGTATCCATATCGCCTTTGGTCGTAGTGACAATCAATTTGAACTCCTGATAAGTGCGGTGGTGGAAGTGTTAGAAGGCATAGTGATTGTAAATGTCGTGGTCGAAGTTTTGTCTGCCCCAAAGTCAATCACTGCAATGGACTTGTTGCCTTGCGTCACGTTGTAAATCAGAGCGCACCGGGCCGTCAAAGCTGCTGTCCAAGATGTATTGGCCCAATTCACATAGGCCGTGTAACCTGAAGAACTGATAGCTACACCGGTCAGTGTATTGCCGCCAGCCGTGTACCCAGTAGCTGAAACTTCATTGGTGGTTGTGTAGACCGTGGTGTCCGCGTTCAAGTTAGCGTTGCCGGTGTACAGCGCAATCTTGAGAGTGTCTGTGGACAGGTTGTGGACGGCCTCGTACAACTCCTTTTTGAAGCTGGTGGTCTGCGTTTGGACAATGCTAGTCATGTCACTGCCTGTCTATATTGACCACTGCGGTACGCATCCTGACGCTCCAGACCATCACCCAGACGTTTAGCCAGTGCAAGAGCTTCTTTGTATTTAGCATCGTAAAGTTGAATCAAGTCAGCTTCACCCTTCATAAAGGTGTATGCCTCTACCAACGAACCGTACAGCAGTACGGTGTCAAAATTGTCGCCCAGCCAAGTGGTGGAAGCAGTCACAATGGATTGCGGGTAATAGTAATAGTGCAGTTCAGCAGAGTAGGCTGCGTCGGGTGTAGGGCCAAGAATGAACGACAACTCATTGCTGATGGTTGAGCCCGTCACAGTCGGGCCAAACAAGGCGTAGTACTTGGGTGTTCCCGTGTCGGTCGGCGTAGGGTACGCCTCGCGCATAAAGTTCACATCCTTGTTGAGAAGGAACGTGTACGGACCAGAACCGGAGAAGATAGCCAAGGAATACGAAGACAAGAAATCATCAGGGCATGACAAGTACTTATTGCCAGATGTAATCGTCCCTGTCACGTTTTTTCGTAACGAAGGGAACTGCACCGAGTTGTAGATGCGCTGTTCCGCCTGTTGAATGAAGCGGTTAATCTGAGTCGTAGACGAGACCGTAGACGAATCCGCAAGGGTAATCGTCGGAAAGTTGTTTTCCGTATACGTTTGTATCGCCGACGAAAGCTCAGAATAATTCATGCCATCGGGCCCCTTGCCATTACACCTTTAGTAGCTGCGCCATTGCCCCGAGTTTTGATGCCAGTGGTTTTGACTTGCTCATTGCCAGCAGACTTGCTGATGTTGCCTATGCTGGCATCAATGGTGTCCAATTTGCTGCTGCTAGGTTCTTTGCCGGGGGTCGAAGAAATCTTCATAGCCTTACCGTCCATTGTGTGGGGCTTGGCGTAGACGCTGGCTTGACCAACTTCTTTGCCGCCTTTTTTCATACTATATGCCATGATTTACCCCGTTTTCTGGTTAGCTGCACGCGACAAATTACGACCAGCCCGCATGCGGTCTTCGGACGTAGGACCACCTTTTTTCAGCTTCAATGAAGTGCCCTTGCCACCTTTGTGCTCTTGCGCATCGTGCTGCTTGAACGCCTTTTTGATCATGGCCTTGTCTTGCGCCGTGTCACTTTTCATGTTTTCTTTAGCCATCATGGACTCCTATGAAACCGTTACTGTTACTGTACCAACACTTGTGGTTCCTACCAAGTAGTTGGGGGTCAAACCTGCATCAACACTACTAGCTCCGCCAATAGGATTCCAGCCCCACTGGACATCTCTACTACCCCCGCCGGGGTATCCCAGCGTATCCAACCCAGAAGCCACATAGCTTCGGTCAGGGCGCGGGTTACGCAAAGCCTGTGGGTCATCCACCGGAAACATACCCAATTGCAACTGGGGCTGGTCGGGATCCCAACAAGCTGGGCATACCAAAAGATTGTAGTTCTTTGTCTTGATGATTTCTGTCTTAAGAACCTTCAATTTAAACCGTTGTCCGCAACGATCACATTCGGAGATTGCATTCTTGCCAGAAGCAAACCTATTACCCATGACTACCGCCCAATGTAGGTCTGTCGCGGCACCAAACGGAGGGCCGCTTTCTCATGGTCTTCGTAGGCCGCAAGCTCCCAAGCTTCATCGTATTGCTGCTTAAGCACACCTAGTCGCTCCATACCTGTGGGCACTTTACCTGCAATATGAAACGCCAAGCCCGCTGCCATGCAAGGGATAAACCGAAACGGGACATCCATGACGTTCACGCCACCACCAGCATCTTGGGTACGACGCATGCGCCAGTAGGCCAGTGTGTATGTTTGTGCATTGTCAGGTGTAGGCCAGACAGTCACAGCGGGAAGCTGTTGCCAGTAGACAGTTGCCCCAGCAGTATGCGCCGCAGCAGTTGTATTGTTCTGCGCCCGGAAGCAGCTATATAGGGTATTCCCTGATATATAGCCGTAATTGATGGTTTCTGAGTCTATCTTGATGAACCCCGAAGCGGGTAGGCCCACTGTGGAACTCAAGGTGATCTCGGTGCTGGTGCTCGTAATTGTGGTAGCTAGGGTTAACCCTACCACCGAAGTCTGCCCGTTATACCGTTGAATCCAAATCTGGATAGGCCGCGCTTGGGTCAGCTTGTTCGGAATAGTAGCGTAGGTAGAAACACTGATACGGGTGATGGTTAAGTCAGCCTGATTGGAAGTGCTGTTAGCGTCCGTACGAATCAAGTGTTCCAGCAAGTCAATCGTGTCATCCGGTAGAGGGTAGGTATTCTGCCCCTGCACCAAGGGAATAGTGCCCGGCTCAATCGTCCACAGGTTAATGCCACGGTTTGCCCAATCAGCGAACATGATGTTGAGGCTACGCCGTGCCGTGCGCATGTCATAGCCCGTGCGTAGTTCGCTTCCGGCCCGCTCAAAAGCCTCCTCGACCAGTTCAGTCAGGTCAAGGTTAAAAGACGTAGAGCCAGAAGTATTCGCCATTATCTAAACCCTGCTGTTTTCTTTGCAATGCTCTTGGGTTGCGCTACAAATTGTTTACCTGCTGCTTTACCAGCGCGCTTTGCTTTGGTGGTCGCAGCGTACTCGGATGAAGACAAAGACTTTATAGCAGCTTCAGGGAGGTAACGCTCACCTGTTTTTGACGACGGCTTTCCCGATTTGGTACGCCATTTCTGGTCGCCCCAGTTTTTCAGGGATTGCTGCGGTGCTTTCAATCTCGGTAACCCCCACCCGCTGCCTTGTACTTCTTGGCTACAAGTTGCGCCTTACGCGCTGACCACTGACCTGCACCTGTACCCTGTGTAGCCGCAGCCTTGACTTGAGACAGGATGCGTTTACGTAAGCTGGGCTTGGTGTAGTTCCCCGCAGCATTGACCTTACCGCCTTCAGCGTACTGCGTGAAGTCGGTGTTATCCCGACGCGCTTTTTTCTTCGCGCCGGGCATCTTGGATGGGTTGATAGCGCCCATGCCGCGAGAAGACATCATCTCATGCTACCTCGGGTTTTACCGCGCTGGGCAATACCATCACCCCGGCTAGACGCAGACGAGCTTCTAGAAGTCATACCGCCAGACGCCATCTTCTTAATGACCCCGCCTTTTTTCTTCAATGTGAAGTCGCGCCCGCCCAATCGGTCACGCAAACTTGAAGCAGCCGCATCGTATCCGGGGGCAGCGGGATTCAACCCATACCTGTCCGCGTTTTCACGGGTCATCGCATCTTGACGTTCAGAAGCCCTGCTAGCCCGATCACGCGCCATAAGGTCCGTTTTGCTCGGACCTGTAAGTTGTTTAGCAGGGGCCCCAAGCAGTGGCGTACTAGGCCCACCCAATGCAGGTTGGTCGTAGTAGTTTAGAGGCTTGTCTTTCTTGTACGCCATTTTTGCCGCAAGTTTAGCCGCCAGACCTACCGGCGCAGTAGCTGTCATCGCGTCTATGTAGTTTTGGTCAGTTCCCAGTGGACGAGTAATCGGCTGGTCTTCGGGCACTGATACATTAGCGCCGCGTTTAGCAAGACCCCCGGGATATCGGGCCATCGTATCCGTAGATTGCCGTATCGGAGTAAAGTTGCCACTAGCCTTACGTTTAGCCAAATCTTCAGCAGCAGCTTTTCTAGACGTAGCACGAAGAGCATCAACTTGCTTCGCACTAGGAGAAGCAGCGCCATTCTTTTCATTCAGTGCTGCGATTTTGTCTTGACTAGCTTTACTAGTACGACGCCCTTCATTACCGTAATCTTCTTCAGCCGCTGGCTTAACAGTTGTTTCAACCTCTGATTTAGGAGTTACAGAACGCTTACGAAACCCAGTCCCTTTACCGCCTCCACGGGGAAGTGGTAAATCAGTTGCGCGCCTATCGCCGCCTTGCGTAACGTCTGTGCTGCGTATGCCGCCGCTAGGTTTTGGGTATCTGCGTTCTAGACTACTTTCCGCATCGTAATCATCGGATGAGGCTTTTTCAGGGGCCGCATCTACAGCGCCCTCTGCATCGTCCTTCTTGCCTTTGCCTTTGGAAAGATGGTATCCAACTGCTCCAAGAGCAGCTAGAGCGGCTAAATCTTGTGCTCTCATGGGTTACGCCTTAGCAGGCCATTCCGCCGCGATGCATAAT